CGAAAACCCTTCAGACACAGTAAGTGTTAAATTTTCTACTAGACAAGACATAGTAGATACTTTAAATAAAGCTTCATTTAAAAGTAAACCACATAAACGCCAGTCTCAAATTATAAATTTAATACATCAAAGAGTTAGAGCTGCTTTAAATAAAGCTAAAGACCCAGCTGTCAAAAAACGTTTAAGATCAGGGTTTGAATATATTAAAAAACGTAAAGAAGCATCTAAAAAGAAAACACAACGAATGAAAAAAGAAAGTGTATTTTCAAAAAATTGGTGGTTAGATATACTAACAGAAGGAGGAGCAGCAGGACATATGGCTCACCCTTTTAATTTATCTAATGTTAATTCAGGTAGAGATTTAAAAGATGTTTTTGAAAAAGCAGCAGATTCATTAAATAAAAACCCAGGAGCAGTAAAAATAGATGGTGTAAATAGTTCTATTAGATTAGTAGATTTAGATGGTAAAAAACAATTTGTAATGGATAGGGGTTCTAAAAAAGAACTTGATATAAAAGGTATTACAAAAGATGATTTATTAAGTAGATTTGGTGATGGTCATGGAATGGTAAAAGTGGGAGGAGAAGTATTAGATATGTTTAATGAAGCTTTACCATTAATAAAAAATGATTTAGAAAAATTAGGAGCATATGATAATCCAAACATATTATTTAATATGGAATATGTTAGTGGTAAAACTAATGTTCAAAAATATGATAATAATTTTATAGCAATTCATGGTTTAAATAAAATAGAAAGTAAAGAAGTACAAGGTAAACGAAAAATGCTAACTAAAAGAGTATCAACAGAAATTTCTTATGATAAAAATGCTTTAGAATCTTTACTTAAAAATTTAGAACCAATAGCTAAGAAAAACGGATTTGAAGTTTACGGATCAGTACCAACAGAAATAAAGAAAAAACCTGATTTTAGATCAGCACTTTCTAAAAATTACACTGTAGAATTCACAGATGAAAACAAAACACAATCTTTAGATAATTGGTTAAATGAATTAGATAACATTCCCGAAAATGATTTTATATTTATGAATATAGGATACAAACCTGATAGTAGTACTGTAAATAGAAAAAAAGTAGGAGCAGTATCTAAACAAGTTTATCTTGCTATTCTTAATGGTGAGAATATAGATGGATTATTTGAAGATGAAAAAGATAGAGAAAAAGCTATTCAAGGTTTTGTAACCTATCTTGCAACTGAAAAATTAGGAGATGAAGTACTTAAAGTATTAGATTCACCTATGGGTTCAGTAGAAGATCATGAAGGCGTAGTAATTAGAGATAAAAATATAGCTGATGTACCATTTAAAATAACAGGTAAATTTATATTAGGTGGATTAGCTACTGGATTTAGATAAAAATAAAACAATTAAAATGGCAAATATACATCCTTTAGACGAGTGGAGACAAAAACAAAAAGAATTAATCGAAAGAAATAAAGCAGAGTTAAAAGCTGCATCATTAGAATTAACTAAAAGATCAGAAAAAGCAAAACCTAAAGGTCTTGGAGATACAGTAGAAGAAGTATTTAAAAAAACAGGAATTAGTTACATAGCTAAAAAAGCATTAGGAGAAGATTGTGGTTGTGATAAAAGAAAAGAAAAATTAAATAAAATGTTTCCCTATAAAAATAAAAAGTAATGACTAAAAAAGAACTTAAAAAACTTATTAGGGAAGCATTAGAAGAAGTAAAAAAGGAAAATTCTAAAAAGCCCCTAAACGAAATGAGAGTCCGTGATCTTAATGATATATCACGAATTGTAGATAAAGATGACTTTTATGCTTTCATAAATGCGGGAAATAACATTATTCGTGATTTAGAACATACTAGAGATATATCTGCGTGTAAAAAATATTTAATTTATTTAGTTAGAAATAATATAATGTAAAATGAAGAAATCAGAATTAAGAAAAATAATCAAAGAAGCAATAAAAGAAATGATAGACGCAAATGATTATGGCAGCGCTACTTTAACTACCCAGGGTATGGGGCGTTCTCGTTTTACTAAAACAGGTAGACCACCAGGTGTAATGGAAGATAAAAAACCAAATCTTAAATCAATAGCAGATGTAGACAGGTCAGGTTGGACACCTGATGGAGGTGGTGGTAGCATTGGGTACATGGAATATGAAGATGGAACAAAAATGACACCACAAGAAATTCAAGATTATTTTGAAATTAATCATGAATTGTATGATGATATAATGCAAGGGTTAAATTAAAATAAAAGTTATGCAACACAAAATTACAGGATTAAAAAAAGAATTTAAAAGAAAAGATGTAGAACGAATGCGAAACCTTATACGAGGTAAAGCAGGAGATTCATCTGAACAACAAGTAGGATATACTAAAAAAAGAGTAGATCGTAAGGAAGGAGACATTTGGACAGAAGGACATAAGACTTGGACAATTAAAAATGGTATTAAACAAACAATATCTAAATTAGATAAAATAAGAAAAGAAACAGTTATGCCCCTATGTTGTCCTCAATGTAGTAATGTAATGAAAAAACATCTAGATAAAAGTTGTTTTAAAACTCATAAAAAATGTTTGGACTGTGTAGTAGAAGACAGAAAAAAATTAGTGAATAAAGAAAGATTAACAAACACTTATGATCCTACAAAAAATTTTCATAAAGTTAATAGAAAAAACCAACTTATGGCAGATATAGCTAGAATTAATGATTTGGAAGCATCTTATATAGAAAAAATAACTAACTCTAAGAGTAATTATATTTCAGAACAGGGAGATGTAGAAAGGTGGGTAGGAAATTCTAACACAGAATCTTTAATTAAGGAAATTAAAGAAACAGCTAAAACAATGAGAGAAAAATTTAATAAAGAACTGAAAAGTCTTTAATATTTATTATAAATAGATAATTATGCAAACAAAATTACCATTTTTTGGATCAGAAAAGAGAGAGAAAAATAATGCTCCCTCAAACACTCCCATAACTAAAGAAAGACTTAAATCTGTATGGAATTATTTACATAACATAAATAATAAAGATAAAAAAATGGGATTTGAAGCTCAGTATGGTAAACTTCCGGGAAAAATATCACAAATTACTAAAGATCAAGCATTAGATCTTAATAAATATGCCAATATGTTAGAAGGAGAAAACGTAATAGCCAAATTAGCTACAGGAGAAACAGAATTTTTAACAAATGTTGAACCTGCTGCTTTTGATGACATTAAATCAGATCCTAAAGTAAAATCAGCAAAAACTACTGGGAATAAACCTATTAAAGAATTATTATTAAAACGTTATCTTGAATTAAGAGAAGATGCTTTTTTAATGGATTATATAGATCGTTATAAAGATGAAGTAAATGAAGGAGGAATACATATGTGTTATAAAAGCAATGATATTTTAGATCAATCTTATAAAGCAGATTTTATTGCTGAAAATAAAGAATTAGAAGAAGAACCAAATGAAATTTCTTATGATGATGCTAAAGAAAAAGGATTAAAAAACCCAGATAAGGCAGATATTAGTAAAGATAAAGATATTTCTGATTATGAATTAAAAAGAGGTATGGCCATTCAAAAAGCAATGGATAAAGATGATAAAGAAGTAGATGAAAATATGGAATTTCATCAAAAACAAAATGTTATGGATGATGAAGGTCGTCATGCAAAACATCAACTTAAAAAAGCAGCAGAATATTCAATAAAATTATCCCAAATGTTAGGAGATATGGATCAGTTACCAGCATGGGTTCAAGAAAAAATAATAAAAGCATCTGATTACATGTCTACAGTTTATCATTATTTAGATTATGAAATGTCGAGATCAGAAGATAATTTAAAACAAAACATGGATAACTACATAATGGAGGTCAAAAAAAAATTAAAAGAGGCACCAGAAGATGATGAATTAGGTCCTCCAACAATCAAACACCCCACTCCTTCTATGTTAGCAGTTACTCTTAAAAGATTAGGATTAAATGGTAACACTATAGATTCAGTAAAAGTTGTTCAAACAAATCTTCCAACCTATAAAGTTAATTTAATTAATGGTGAAGCATTTTATTTAAGCCATAATGATAGAAATGACCCA